GCAAATGGGCAAACATGGCTAGAATTTGGACAAGAGGGAACAGTGGATGTATTCTCCACCAACTCGGTTAATGTAAGAACAAAAGGAACAATAAACCTTCATGCTGACGAAGATGTAAATATTTTTGCCGGAAATAAGCTCAATATGAAAAGCATGAAAGGAACCACTATGCAATCGGATGATACACTTGATATTGCGAGTAAGGGATTGATGAGTATCTATAGTCAATTTGAATTGGGCATAAAAGCAGATGGGCTCCTTGGTATAAAAACAGATTATCTTAGCGCACAAAGTTCAACCGCTATAAATTTAGTCGGAACAACTATTTTATTGAATAGTGGGCCACCTACTATTGTTAGCACACCCGATGGCATTACAGAATATATTTTACCTGATACTACATTTGATTCTTCTACCGGTTGGCAAGTTGACCCAACTGCACTACGAAGTATAGTATCAAGAGCGCCCACACATGAGCCATATCCTTATCATAACCAAGGTGTAAAACTGAATATATCGCTGGAAGAAGGAAAGCCATCATCAATGCCAAATGCGCCTCAAATGCCGAGTGGGTGGAGCATTACCAAGGAGTAATATGGTTAAGTTTGAATATACCTTACCTTCGGGTGCGAAATATGTAGTCGTTGCACCACCAGGATCAACACAAGAGCAAGCTGATGTTATTTTTTATTCTCAAGTTGCTTCTGGATCATTGGTTGGATACGAAACAGGACAAACGCTTACCAACGTAACTGTTACTCCGCTTACTTATGAATTAAGTAGACAAAGTAGAGGCACAGCTGGCATACCCGGAACATTATCTGGTGTTTATACATATCGCGGGCAAATAGTAACAGAGCTTTATAATAAGATTATAGGGGGATATTATAATAGAATAAATCCAGATAACTATGATCCATTTAATCCGAATCCAGGTCCCGGCCCGAATCCAGGTCCCGGCCCGAATCCAGGTCCCGGCCCCGGCCCAAATCCTGATCCATATTGGCCTATTCCTCCCAACCCAGATCCATTTTATCCACCGGTTCCTCCCAATCCTGATCCAGTGAATCCACCGACGCCGGGTCCTGGTCCTGGTCCGGGACCAACACCGGGACCAGTGCCGCCACCAAGACCACCGGGTCCGTTACCGCCTATACCACCGCTGCCTATAGTGCCGCCTCAACCAGCACCTTCGCCGCCGATTCCGAGTGGCAGAGGACCAAATGGCAGAGAATGGGGAGATACTGTGCCACTCTCTGGTAGAGCGGGCGCGATTGTGACTGAATTATTCTCACAAACAGAGACACCAAGCCAAGGTTATGATGGATTCTTGAGTCCGACTGAGATTGAATTTGCTGCATCAGTGATTAACAAATATCCCACGGTTCAATCAATGCCAGATTTATCTAAGATACCGATTGAATCACCAGTTGATCAAGCTGATATCATGTTGGCGAAGGGCGAACGCTTGGGTGCAATTCGTGTTGGTCCATTATTGCCGTTCCAAGTTCAAACATTGCAATCTCAGATAGCCAAAATAGTCAATCAACCATTTGATGAAATAAGTCAAGAAAAAGGTGTAGGCAAGTATGGGCTAACTTGCTATCAACTTGAAGTGGGTGGATATGTTAAGCCCGGCACATCTGACCGATACATTGATCTTAATCCGATTGAATTTGAAAAAGTCATGAGTAGCCCTTCTATATGGACAGGTAAAAATGGTGTAAGATCACTTGACGCATATTTAATTGCCGAAAATTTACAAGATTCAACAAATAATAATCTACTTGATGCTGGATATAATGGATTAGTTGCTGCTGGTATAATTGAGCCGCCACCAGAACGAGAAGTAACTTATGATAAATCTTGGATTTACACAAATACCGGATTACAACCATTGGGCGCAAGTTCTATTTTTATGCGAGATGAGAATGGAACAATCGGAACTGGGACATTCAGTTTAGTTCCAACAGCATATTACGAAAGTCTGACCTCGGGTGTTACAACAGAAGATGCTACCAGCAATCAGGATTTGGGACTATACAATTTTAACAATGTTAAGAGTGGTGTTGTTAAACAGTTATACCAAGATTATGGCGCTCTTGTGACGGCATCTGGTAAATTTGGACCAGAAGTAACATCATTGTGGGCGAGTGCTGGAACAGTTGATGTATTTAATGGCGTTATCCAGAATGTCATTGATACTACCAATGGTGTCAACGTAGCCCTAAATCAATTGGGTGGTGTTGGATCATTGTACAATGGTGCAATAAGCACAACCAATCCGTTATCTGCGGCAAGCAATGTCAGTAGATCAATTTACGGGCAATATGCACGATATGGACAAAATCAAAATTATGTTGGATTGAGAGGTACTAGCGCAATACCTAATTCTGTGGTTCAACAATTACTAACACCGATGACTCAAATCGGAGGTGCAATGTCTGTGTATGGAAAATCTGCTCAATACGCAATGAACTTCGCCGATCAAACAGGAGCATTGGGTGATCTATTCAGTTTTAATAGTTTATCAGATTTCGCGGCAGATTTTACTGCTGGAACTGACCCAGTGGACTTTTTAATATCGCAATTAAATGGCTCAGGCAATTTGCTAACTGGATTCACAGATGTCAATCAGTTTATCAATCAAATAGGTAGTTTTAGTAGCATATTCAACTCGCTAAATTTAGCAAGCGCATTTGGTAGCTTGGGTAATCTATTGGGTGGACTTCAGATATTCGGCAATCTTTTTGGTGGTAATAATATTTTCACTTCAAATATTGAGTTAGGAATAGGATATAGTGACACTGTGGATAGAGCCACTGTAGATGTATCTTCTCAGAATATTTTAGGAGACCCCAAAATACCACAACCGATTTACGGGTATCCGGGTGATTTTTGGTTGAGAATAATTTTTGATTTAGTGCGAGCAAACTCAAAGTTAAGTGATTCGGCTAAATTGGGCGATGCATTTATATCTGGTGCATCAAACATAACAATAAGGGGATGATGATATGACAACATTTGTCGGATACAATACTATTGGTCAAACTAAAAACTTCACGTTAGCTGGCAATAAGCTCATCATTCGTGATTTATTGAATGCCTTTAATATACGCCAAGGTGAAGTAGTAGGACTACCTCAATATGGAACAATTTTGTGGAACTACGTTTTTGAGAGCTTAACAACAGATTCTGAAAGAGCAATATACAATGAAATTCAACGAGTATGCGCACAAGACCCACGGATATTTTTGAACTCGGCTCAATTATATCCTCAGTTAAACGGGTTACTTGTTCAACTCTCTATCACTATAGCACCAGCAACAGAAGCTCAGATGTTGAATCTATTTCTTAATCAATCTACAAGATCAGCGGAATATCTGTAATCAGATTACCCCGCTTCCGGGCGCTGTGCGTAAATTAGTTGATGTTAGTGCCGAAATAATTTCAATATCTTGCACTGTGGCTGCATTAACAAAAATCTCATTTGGTTGACTACGAATCTCATACAAGTCACCGAACGCTTTTTGTGGACTAAGCGGTACGATAACGATAGACGAAACAACATCGCCTATATTTTTATGAATGTACGAACTTAGTTCACTGAAGTAAAAAGTTTGACCAAAGGACCATAGATCAATGTTAAAGAAATTATCCATATAGGTAACTACAAGATTCTTTATCTCGCTATTGCTGACCGATGTTCCATTGGTTGGGACAACTTTAATAATACCTCTCAATTCTTCATCAGCCTTTGCACCAAACAACGGCTTAAATTCAACCGAGTTAACCACCATATTATCTGAAATCATTCTATATGTTTGGAGATTTGAATATAACGTGGTCAAATAATTCATCGTTGGTGGCAACGGTTTAGGGACTGTGCCCGAAGAATCCTTAATCCAATTCTGATATGCACGATAGTATTGCAAAGTGACTACATATAAATCAATAATATTGGTGCTACCCGGATCAATCAGATTCGTCAGTGAACTGTTGTGACGATATTGGAAATATAAATCTTGTCTACCAATTCTCGCAATAAATGATGAAGTAACATCAATCAGTGTTTTTACGCCAAGATAGTTCTCTGATATTTTGTAAAATGGTTGATCAATGATATCATTGTTTGGGAATTGATCGTAGGCATAAAATACTTGTCCATCAAAATACTCCTCTTTGTGCGCTTCTATTTCGCTTTTTACGGAATACTGAACATTTACATATCCTTTTTCTACCAATAGATATCTTTCAAGATTATCAAAGTCAACCGTTTTTTGCAAGAATACTAGCTTCTCTGGTGGATTTACTGTGGGATCAACAATAACATCAAAGAAATCTGGGTCTTTTGGAATATTATTATCTGGTGTGTTTTGATAACTCACGATTACTTGAAAATCATCTACATAACCATCACTTTCAACCGGCTGATCAATGATAGGCATGATAATATCACTGTCTAATGGAAGATTGTTATCTGGTTTACTATTGGTTTTTAATACTTTTACAAAATCGCGAATAGTAGTGCCGGATTTTGGATCATATATCGGTGAGTTGCTGTAAAAGAAAAATCTGGTCTCTCGGACACTTCCGAAGAAGTAATCAAGACTTCTTGTAATTACAGTATATTTGCCATCGCGAACTGTGCCTTGAATCATCCAACTTGCGTCAAGATTCAGTCCCTCTTTATTTTGAGCATACTCTAAACTAAACGGAGCATTGACCGCTAAATTCTGGGACGTGATGACATACCATCTTGTCTGAGGGTTAGTGTCCGCGTTATTATATCCTAATCCAAAATTTCTATTTAATACGATTTGTTGAACTACTTGCTCAATGATAGCATTCGGAATATCTGAAGCAAAGATCGGTATTACTTTGTATGCGATTGCTCCGGTTGGTACAAATGTATCTAAAACTACTGGTCCTTGACCATTGGGTAGATTACCAAACGATGAGCTTGTGCCGTCGCTAAAAATTCCTGTTGGTGAAGCCCAAATAAATTCTCTGTCATTTAATGATCCAAGTGATATAGGGACCAATCTATTTTCTGAGTCAAACACATATCCATCGGGTGCTCGAAACTGAATCAATGCGCCCACTTGAATATATTTTAAATTGTTTGATGATAATGGTCCGATAGAAACCGGATCTTTATTACTATTCATAAAGTATCCGGTGGTCTCGTTGACCAAGTGCGTAGATTCATTCCAAGTGACATTTAATTGCCATAAATCCATTCTCGGAAAATTAGCGTAATAGAACTGTCTTGCGCTAATCGTGGCTACTTGTGGGTTAACGTTATTGGATAATCCATCGTATATTTCGTTGGTTGAGAGCCAAGTAAATTCCAAAGCATTTGTTGATGTTTCTTCATATATTGCGCCATCACTTGCAAAAATGTTTGTGCTTGAATATTTTCCGGTTGGATCAACTAAATCAAGATTCCGTGAAATGCCAATCGAGGTTCTATTGATCGCTGAACTTTTGATGATGCTGTTATAAGATGTAAATGGAAAATTGGTGTAATCCTCACCGTTGACCATTCTGTTCTGAGTATAATACCTTGCTGGTGCGCGTTGCTTAATCTGATCCAGTGATTCTCTTGCTTGTGCGTTTGTAACAGGCTCGGTTAATCCACAAGTAAACGTAATAGTCTCAATCTGACCAGTTCTACTTACATAATTTATCGGTATAACGATGCTTTGCATATTAACAGGATTGATAATATACTCCAATCCGTTGCTGGCTCTTACGTATGTTCTGAATACACCAAGAGGAATTTCCGAGAAAACACCGTCGCCAAATGTGAGCGTAATCTGATCATTTGACCGACTGGTGATTGAATAGATTGAACGCTGTTCTGGTGGTAATTGCTCGGTGGCTGCGGTATAAATGTTCTGAACATATGTCCATTGTTTTGCCAAAGAACCAACATCATCCAATTGATATAACCAAACGTCTTGATTATTGATGCCTTCTATGTTAATATCAACAATTCTGTTTGATATTTTTTCTGGTAGATTAAAGTTTTGATTTTGCAATACACCCTGCTTGAATAAGAAAAAGTATCCAGTATTTGCGCTGCCAAATCCTAATCCATCGTTGCGATAGAGCATATTGAATACACCGGACGGCGCTGGTGCTGGCTCATATGTGAATCCTTCACTGGTTGCGATGGCATTGACCACTTCAAATGGCATATTTATGCCGTCTACGGTGGTGCTAAAGGGAACAATCGGCAAGACACCAGATACAAAATTTAATGAATATTGACTGGTGTTTACACCCAAGATTTGAGCGGAATTTCCAGGTCTGCCAACTTTTTGTGAATCAATTAACGCTGCGTTAACGACAGTGGTGAATTGCTCTTGCCATCCATAATTGCTTGGGTCAGCCCAATTTACGGTGATATTGGAAAGATTTAATCCATTATAATCATATACATTTTCTGTTGTTTGAACACTGAATACTTTTAGGTAACCTTGAGATGCCGTGTTTCTTTTCGGTGTGTATCCAACGAGGTTGGCTAATCTGACTACACTGTCTCTTCGTTCGGCAGTATCTAAATAGTTCTCTCTACTTACCAAATCCGTCCTGAACGCCAAGGATTGACCCATAAAAGCCATCAAATCTAATATAGCTATTAGCTCTGAGCTTTCGGTATAATCTGTGAAATTTTCCGGATAGTATGTCGTGAGATAATCTACAAAAGACTTCCTCAGTGATTCGAAATCGTAATCTTGAAATGAGGCCTCAGAATACGTTTGATATATCTGTTTCCAATTTTGTACGCCGAATATTGCTGTTTGTCTTGCAGTTTTTGCCACGATATTATTCCTCGGATAATGTTATACATTATTTATGCTAAATTTTACACCCGATTCCTACATTTCGTTTTGAAAAATGATAAAAAATCTTGCATAAATACTGTAACATTATTCCCAAGGAACATCAATGGCGAAAATCCGTACAGTAGACTTCTTACCAAACATTTTTCAGACAAGTAGCAATAAGCAATTTTTAGCGGCTACATTGGATCAAATAGTTCAGAATCCCGAATTCAGAAGAGTGGAGGGATTCATTGGAGCAAAAATTGGTCCCGGTGTAAACCCTGATGATGCTTACGTTGTTGAACCAACACCAGAGCGCGAAGATTATCAGCTTGATCCATGCGTTGTTTCATTGAAGCCCGATACCAATACATTAAAAGATGCTATCACGTATCCGGGTATTCTTGATACTATTGAACTACAAGGCGGTGTTGTTAATAATGCTGATCGTTTGTTTGATAGTCAGTATTATTCATGGGATCCTTTTGTTGACTTTGATATGCTGTCTAATTATGGTCAATATTTTTGGTTACCGGAAGGACCGTCTGCTGTTACTGTGTCTGCTACCGATGTTCCGACTACCAATAAATTTTATGTAAAGAGAGAAAACGGCTCATATAGCTTTGACAAAGTAAAGGGAAATGATCCGACTATCACCTTGGCCAGAGGCGGCACATATACATTTGTTGTGGACCAATCGTACAAAGAAGTTAAGTCCTTTGATGTTCGCCCTAACTATGATATTCCTGATTCTGCGTTTATGATTAATCGTCAGAAAAATCCTGAATTGATTTTGGTTAGGGGAAAAACATATTATTTTAATTTAAATCTACCGAAGGCGAAATATCCATTTTGCATTAAAACTGAAGATACTCTTGGATTTGGTGCGCTATACGAAAATGGTGTTTATAGAAATGGTGCTCCAAATGGTCAGATTATATTTGTTGTTCCACAAACGGCTCCAAATGAATTATACTATGTATGCGCAGATCAAGAAAATATGCGCGGTAAAATTACTGTTGTTGATCCAGTTGAGGGAGAAGGGCCGGGATTTTGGATTCAGACTCAACCCGGCACATCGGGTGTTCTTCCAGAAGCAAACAATATAAGTTCACGTGATGTATTGGGTGTTGTTAATAATGGATCCAACACCGGCGAAATTACATTTAACGTACCCTTGGTTACGGCTCAGAAATTTTATTTTGAGGATTTGACTCAGATTGATTCTGTTGATCTGATCTCCTTTGATTTGACCTATGATGATATACAAGATTTAGCAGTCAATGACTTTATTCTTCGTTATCCTGATGGCATAGATGGTATCACAAATCTTAACGGAAGAACAATTTTATTTTCTGAGTCTAATGATGTTAATATATCGCGTTGGACTATTTGGAAAGTCATTACGGAAATAAAAACAGGAATCAATTCATTTGAATTGGTTAATGTCGGTACATTGGGTGAATTAGAAAAAACTGAAATCAGATTTGGTGAACAATATTCAAGAACAAGTTGGTATCATGAGGTTGATGAATTAAAAAGAATTCCGTTACTGACGGCAACCCTTGATACGCTATATTATCAAGATAGCATTGATTCTACAATGTATGGTAAGATCAAGCTAATCAATCAAGATTTGTCATCTACGATTTTGATTGATGAGATCATTGGTGCTAAAAATTATATTTCGCCTAATGGAGTGCAATTTACTAACGGCTTAAAGGTAACATTTCAAGGTTCGGTTGAGCCATCCGCTTATATCGGAAAAGAATTTTATGTAGAGGGCGTTGGTGTATCTATTCAATTGATACCCGTAGAACGGTTTGTTACGCCAGAGCAGTGTTTCAGAAATCTGCCCATACCGTATGATTTTTGGGCATATGATATCGGTGGCTATGATGGCTATCTCCATGCACCTATTGATCCAGAATACGTTGTTAGCAGTAGAACAAGTTTAGATCGCAATGCGTGGAGTCGGAGCAATCGTTGGTTTCATCGTGATGTCATCTTGGCAACCAATTATTACAATAGAAAAACTAATCTGAATGTTGAGTTAGATTCATTTGTTCAAGCTAAGAGGCCGATACTTCAATTCAGGGGTGGTACTAAGCTATTCAACTTTGGAACTTATGGGCTTGATCCGATTAGCGTAATAGATTTTGATACACGCGATGCATTGCTTGAAGTAAATGGCGAATCAGCATATGTAGTAGATGGTTATAGCTTGAAGGAAGGTTCAACTGTTATTTTTGCCGGTGATTTGAATCCGGAAGTTAGACGTACCATTTTCAGAGTGAGATTCATCAATCCGGAGCCTGTTAACAATGGCAATTATGATATCTTGCCTTATGCAATGACACCATTTTCTGCTCCCACTGTTCCTTGGTCCGCTGTTATATATCTTGATCCAATATATGTATGTGAGCCCAATGATAGCACAGTTTGTTTAGAAGGTCAATACCCTGATGATTATCACACAAAATTTTTATCGGGTAATTATGATATGGCCCCTTATGCCTCTACTCCCTATGATTCACCAGCTTCTGAAAAGCAAAATCCCTATAATGGTGGAGTAAAGGGCGTTACGTTCTATTATGATGGTTTGGTGTGGGTCTATGCTCAACAGATGGAAAAAATCTACCAACCAATTTTATTTGATATATTCAATCAATCAGGATTTAGTTTAGCTGATAGAGATGCATATCCAAGTTCTACTTTTACCGGTTCAGAATTGTTTAGTTATGCCGTTGGTACAGGCAATGATGATCCTGTTATCGGAATTCCTCTGAAGTATCTTAATATTCAGAATATCGGTGATTTAGTATTTGAAAATGATTTATATACTCAAACATTCTCTTATGTGAAAAATAGTACTGCGTTCAATGAAAATGTGAGTATCGGATTTGTGCGCCAATATTCTTCAAGAGTAGATTATGATCTTGAAATCGGTTGGCAAAATGGTATTACCAATTCAATTGATAGACAAATCTCTCAATTTAAGTATGATGCTCAACCTGTTAGATTGGATGTTGAAATTGATATATTAGAAAATGTCAATTCATTGGCCATTTTTATCAACGGATTGTTTATTGAACCGTCGCGCTATGATCTGATAACTGTATACGGAAAAACACAAATAAATTGGAAAGATGTCTATCCGCTGAACTCAACGATTGAAGTTATTTATTATAGCTCTCAGGTGAGCACAGATGGGCATTATCAGATACCAATGAATCTTGCAAATAATCCATTAAATGGCAATAGTCCAGAATTTAGTTTAGGTACTATTCGCAATCATTATGACACTATTGCTATTACCGTGCCGGGATTAGAGGGAAAAATAAACGGCGCTAACAATAGTCGCGATTTAGGTAATCTTGTTCCTTATGGCTTGCAGATACTACAACAAAGTAGTCCGCTTACACTTGCTGGCTACTTCATGCGTGATAAAGAGTATGACATATTTGGTTCATTAGCATTTAACGACAGAGAATATACTCAGTTTAAGAATCAACTGTTATCTACAGTTGCCAATAATGAATTTGGATACATGAATCCCAGTGATATTTTGGACTCATGTATCTCAAGAATTAACTTAGGTAAAACGAACATTGATCCATTTTATTGGAGTGATATGTTACCCGTTGGTGCCGATTATACCGAGCAAGTCTACAAAATAAATGCTCTGAGCACTGGTGTTTTTGGCACTGGGCAAGTATATGATTTTACATCAGCTAATTTTAAAGGGCTATCAATTTATGTAACTGAATTTGATTTACAAGAAAATAGTGTTACGCGATTGCTTGAACGCGGTAGCGAATATCTTGTTAGCCAATCTGAGCCGACTGTAACAGTATTAGTTAATTTGCCAATTGGAAGTATTGTTACTATTAGAGAATATCCTCATACTCAAGCCAACTTTGTTCCGAATACGCCGACAAAGATGGGTCTATATCCAAAATATAAGCCCATGATATACTATGATACCACTTATGTCAAGCCTCATTTAATGATTCAGGGGCATGATGGTAGTTTAACGCTCGCGTTTGGTGATATCAGAGACCAAGTATTACTTGAATTTGAAAAGAGAATTTACAACAACATCAAGCTAGATGGCAATCCTGTGCCGATGTTATCATCGGATGTTATTCCGGGATTCTTCAGAACAACTGACTATAGTAAAGAAGAAATAGTTAGTATTCTTGAGATAGATTTTTTAAGTTGGGTTGGTAATAACAGATTGGACTATCGCAGCCAAGATTACATCGCCAATAACGCATTTACTTATAATTATTCCGAGTGTGGCACGAAACTTGATTCTGACTTCCAAGTTAATAATTTTGAAGAAGAAAGAATGCCCGGTGCATGGAGAGGAATTTATCGTTATTTTTATGACACAACGAATCCAGCAAGAACACCTTGGGAGATGCTTGGGTTCAGCGAGCAACCCTGTTGGTGGTGTGATAGATATGGTCCAGCGCCCTACACAAGCGGAAATTTAGTACTTTGGGAAGATTTGGAAAATGGATATGTGGCTGATCCAGCTGGTCCATATTATCTGCCAAAGTATGCAAGACCGGGCTTGACGAATGTAATCCCCGTTGACGAAGAAGGAACATTGATAGCACCATTGTATAGCGTGGTTGGACAATTCAATGAATTCTCATTTAAGAAAAGTTGGACGGTATTGGACGGCGGTCCCACTGAATATGCATGGTGGACCAGTTCATCCTATCCATTTGCAGTAATGAGATTGCTTGCACTGACTCAACCAGCCGAATTCTTTAGTTTGTTTATTGATCGTGATTTGTATCGTTACAACACGGAATTGAATCAATACTTATACAACGGACGCTACAGAGTTGGACCACAAAATGTGGAGATATATGGCAACGGTGTGAGTAAGGCAAGCTATATCAATTGGATTATTGATTACAATAAACAACTTGGTAGAGACAGCACTACGTTATTAACGGAAAACTTGCGTTATTTAACGGTAAAGATGGGATATCGTGTAGGTGGTTATACTGATCATGAGTATCTGACTGTGTATGCCGATCATGCATTGCCCGGAAGCGCAAATGATTCTCAGAAGATTCCGGTTGAGAATTATTCTATTACGTTATACAAAAATCAACCCAATAAACAATTGGTGTATAGCGCAGTAACTATCGAGGTTGTTGATGGCGGTTATAGAATAGGCGGCTATGATACTATTCGCCCTTACTTCAAGGCATTTATCAGCCAAAGTAGCGGAGTATTGAAAACAATTACTGCTGGTGGTGTAACCGTTCAAGTTCCAGCAAACTACACAGATAAGATAGCTGTTATACCTTATGCTACTGTATTCTCAAATGACGCTATGGTTGTTGATTTTATTCTCAGCTATGGATTATATTTGGAAAGTATCGGAATGTCATTTCAATCTATTGAGAACGGAAAAGTAATGGATTGGAATCAGATGGCAGAAGAATTTTTATACTTCTCTGGTCAAAACTGGGCAATTGGTACGGTAATTGCATTGAATCCAGCTGGTATTAAATTTACTGTCACAACTCCAGGCGAAGTGGCTGATACTATTGAAAGTGTTGTTCCAGAGAACATGATATTAGATCAATATCGTGTTGCATTGCCAACAAGAGAGATTAACATTGAACGTCTTGAAAATAATCTTACTTTGGAATCTCCAACGGGAAGAACGCTATCGTTTGCTCGTCTACGATTTGTTCAATTTGAAGATATCATCATCATTGACAATAATACGGTATTCAATGATCTGATTTACGATCCTATTACCGGCGCAAGGCAAAGTCGCCTTTTGATTAACGGGTGGGTTACTACAGAATGGAATGGAACAATGAATGCTCCGGGATTCATTCTGAATAGACAAGAAACGGTTCAAGAGTGGAAATCAAACAAGAAATATACCAAAGGGCAAATCGTTCTATTCAAGAATAATTATTGGAGCGCATTAGAAATAATTCAACCAAAGGAGAAATTTGAATACTCTGAGTGGATTATCAGTGATTATTCCAAGATTAACACCGGGTTGATGCTCAATCCACCCAATATGTCCGATCAATTAGCCAATAGCTATGATGTGTATGATGCTAACTTGAACATTGATCAGGATTTATTGAGTTTTGGACTGATTGGATTTAGACCAAGAAAATATATGTCTGACTTGAATCTGAATGATATCAGTCAGGTTGGATTATATCAACAATTTTTAGGATCAAAAGGAACTCCTCGCTCGGTTGAAGCATTTACTTATGCGGATCTTGGCAAGGAACAAGGTTCATATAAAGTTAAAGAAATTTGGGCGATATTATCGTCTACATATGGGGCTAATGCGAATAAGAGTTTTGTTGAATTCAGATTGAACGAAACTTATCTTACATCAAATCCTTGTACATTGCAAGTGGTCAGACCATTCCAAATATCAGACGCAGATCAAACATTTTTGGTATCAGATTTATGGAGAACATCCGCCGTTGTTGCGACAACGGATATTTTCCCAACATCATTGCGAGATTACTCTGAGACAGCATTGCCATCAGCTGGATACGTTGATATAGAAGATGCCGATATTACAGTATTTGATATCAATGACCCATCATCTATTTTGAATAAGATTGATACGGTAGGAGTTGGTACTATAATTTGGGCAGCTAAGTCAAATAATTACGATTGGAATATCTATCGTTGCGAAGTGATGTCCTCTCAGATTACTCAGGTTAGCAATAATTTAAATGGTACTTCAATTGTTCAATTCAAAGGAATCCACGGACTAAAAATCGGTGATCTAATTATCATCAGATACGTGAATACCTCAATTGACGGTGTTTACAGAGTGCTTGATGTTACTGGAATTAACACAATTATTATAGCATATAATTTTACAAATTCAAATCAATCTACGGTATATTGCACCGCTCTTGCATTCAGAATGGAGACAACAAGAGTTAAGCAACCAAGTGATATTGCTTCTCTGCCTTATGTTAATAACTTGACATTTGATTCTAAAGTATGGGTAGACAATAACGGCGATGGATTGTGGGAGGTCATTGAAAAGGTACAACCGTTTGACTTCAAGCAAAATCTTCGTGAAAAAGCATCGGAACAAGACTCTTATTTTGGATACTCAGTATCACAATCTTATGACGGTAAGATGGCGATCATCGGCGCACCGGGTGCAAATGCTGGTAACGGACAAGTTGAATTTTTTAAGTTAGCCATTGATCCCAATAATATAAAAGATCAGCCCTATGAATTCATTGATGATATTCGTTCAAACGCAGAAGACACTAAAGCATTAGGATGCGCAACATCACTCGGAAAGGACGCATGGTTAGCTATTGGAGCTAATCAGAGCTACAATGGTGTTGGTTATGTATTAACTCTGACTAAAGAAAGTTCACTGACTGGATTATATGGTGATCAGCAATTGCTGATACCGGATTCGCTTGATCCTATCAACTTTGGTTCTTCTGTTAGTGTTAGCTTTAACGAACAATGGTTGTATGTTGGAGCACCAATATCAAACCAAGTATTTGCTTATGCGAGAATTGATGTTCCCTCTGAGGCTGTTGTTTATGTAGCAGACGGATCACAACGTAGATTTAATTATAGTTTACATTGCTTGATTGATTCGGATTATCCAGAACAACTTCAAATTTTAGTTGACAATCTTAACTTAGAATACCCCTATGATTATCGTTTGGATAACGGTGATGTAGTATTGACTGCTATTCCGAATAAATTGCAAGAGGTGAAAATTTCTCGTCGCATAGGCAAACTGATGAATCAGTATATCTTTAAGGATGTAGAAACGATTGGTGGATCAGGCACAGATGCTACGTTTGATGTGGGCGTTACGAGTGGCGAATACTCTGTTGCGATTCTGAACAATGGTGTTAATTATAAAATCGGAGATACTTTAACAATCAATGGAAATCTTGTTGGTGGTGTTACGCCTACTAATAATATCACTATCAATGTCACTAAGGTAGATAAATTTGGCAATATTATATCTTTTAATTACGCTGGGCAAGCAATATATAACAATCAATCTTATGAGCTTAGACGGTATTTCTATTCTGTGAGCAGTGTTTACTCATTTGTTGTTACATTGAATGCTAAAATTCAAAGACCGTTTATTGATTATACATATGATCCGCTAACGACAACCATTACGTTTGTGAATGTTCCAGCAGAAGGCGTGGATATCACTGTGAGAGCAGACTCTTATTGGGAATTGACTAATGTATTAAATGGTAATGTTAGTTCATTGGCCAAATTCGGGTATGCTATTAGCTCCTCTGGACAAGGTAGACAACTTATTGTTGGAGCACCTTACGATGACTTAAACGGATTAGCGGTTGGATCAACTAAATTATACAATAAAACAATGTTTGCCTATAATGTCAAAGATTCTAATCAACGTATCTACGATATTCCAGAATATAACAATGGACCAATAACAGTTTCTATTAACGGCACTTTATTAACAAATAAAAAGTATTCTGTTTTGGGTCAATATCAAGTCGTTGAAACATCACCAACGAAGTATGCTGTAGAATTATCGCCTTGGGTAAGTTTGGGACTCGGTGATAATATTGATATTGATACATCTATCATTACTCAAGTACAGAAGTTTACTACTGGACAAAAAGTAACCAGCCAGTTTGGTAATTCATTAGACTTCGCAGCAACGAATAACGAATTTTTCGTTGGTGCTCCGGCAGATAATTCAAGTTACGAACAATCTGGGTCGGTTTATAGATATTTGAACCAATCAAGGACTTATGGGACTACTGTTAGTACAAATTGTAATCCTGTATTAACGGCTGGCAGTTACATTCTCGTGAACGGAAGCGTGATTAAGATTAAATCATCGCCGAAAAATACTATTGAAGAATTGATTATCTCAATAAATTCTTCTGATATTCCCAATGTTACAGCAAAAGCAACATCAAATGCGGTATTTTACGGTAACGGAAAAGATAAGACTTACAACATAGGAAATATCTATTCGTCTGCTGCTTCTTATAATACTAAGGTATATCTGAACAATACATTACTGGTAGAAAACGTAGACTATACCTATAACAATAGCAACGAGACGCTTACGTTTATTCTCGTGCCATCACTTAAAGATAGAATTACTGTAGTGTCTGGTAGGATTATAATATCAGCCAATGTATTAAACGCAAATGATAGATATCATGCGAATTATGATGGTCGTAATGAACTGACGGTGTTGCCAGGACAAGGACCATCTTTTACTCAAATCGGATTTGATACTTATACTCAGGTTCAGAAAATCGTTAGCCCTAGACAATCTTCCTTTGCTAACTTTGGCTACTCAGTATCTATAGATTCTGCGTTCGTAAATTTGGTGGTAGGCGCTCCGAATGGAAATGCCTATGAAGAAATGTCATTTGACAATGATACAACCTACTTTGATAGTTATAGTACAGTATTCTCGGATGTCATCTTTGGATGTGGTGTTGCATATACATATGATTATATGAACTCAGTTAATGCCTCTATTAGTAATCCGGGCAAATTCATTTTTGGACAGCAAGTTTATAATAGAAATCTGAAGAACTTGGATAGATTTGGTCTTGCTGTAA